CATTTAGAACATTCATCTCAGGTTTCGCTGATGGTAGTGGTTCTGCCAGTGTTTACTCAACAGATGATGACACACTTTTATCCAGTAGAATGGTTGAAGATGTTATCCAACGTCAACAGGCTGGTGCAAAGGTAAGATTGTATATTGATCGTCAAATGAGTGGTGCTAACGTAGATCAAAACGCAAGTAGATCAATCTTGGCAGATATCATTCTTACTTCTGCAAGTTTCAACGTCAACCCTGATGATGGACAAGTTGTAGAGATAGCCTTCAGACCTAGTGCCGCTCCAACATTCGATCTATCTAAGACTGCATAATATTTTACTAGCAGTTATTAATTATTATGAACCTCGGTCAATCCGAGGTTTTTTATTGCATAATGAAGTACACTAGTAAAAACAATATGAAATTTATGGCGACAATGAACGCTCTCGACAGACTTAGAAAAGCTGCGAATCTCGACCCAATCAAAAAAGAGGTAACTCTATCCGATGGATCGCTCTTCGTTATGTATGTAACCCCTCTAACAATGGCAGAGCGTGAAAGGGCACAAAGGCAAGTAAGAAGCGATGACTCAAATGGCTTTGCTTTACAATTATTAATAAATAAAGCATTAGACGAAAATGGAACAAAACTATTCAACGCAGGAGAAATAGACGTTCTCAAAAACGAAGTCAAAGACAGCGATCTCCAATCTCTTATGCTCGCAGTAATAAATGCAGAGGAGGAAGAATCAATAGACCCAAAATCCTAGCCAGCCAGTTAAAAAGAGATAACTGGATGATGCTCAAGTTTGGAGTAGCCAAAGAATTAGGTAAAACGCTCCAAGAAATAGGAGAAATGACAGAGCAGGAACTTATAGGCTGGAGTGCCTACTTTCAAGTAGTAAACGAAGAGCAGGAAAAAGAGTTTGAAAAAATAAGACGTAGGAGATAGTGCTAATCAGTTTATTTAATGTAAAATAGGATAAATATTATTTTTGGATTGTGGCATATAAAGCCGAGATAGCCGTAGATGTCAAAGGTCTAAAAGCTGTAAGGACCTTAGAATCCTCCTTAAATAAAATAAGCGGAAAAATAAGTGCGATAAACAAAATATCTATAGGGAATAGCAAAGCAGCAAAAATTGAAGAAAAAGTAGCTAAGAGTAAAGAGGCTCAAAGAGTCTCAATGATTCAGACTAGAAGAGTTGGAGATGCGGTACAAAGGGCAGCAGATAAAGGACTACAGACAGAAAAAGCGTTAGCAGCAGTAAAGAGAGCAGCTAAAGCTGACGCACAGGGAGCTTTAAAAGTATCTATTGAACAGAGAAAAATAGCTTTAGAGGAGTTAAAAGCACAGCAACAAATAGCCAAAGTAGTCAAAGATAAAACCTTAACGGGATTTGGTCCTAAATCTCCTGTATTCGGAAGATCCACGCAAATGGATTCGGCCGGAAATACTGCTGCAATACTTCAAGATCCCACAACTAAAGTTTCACCTGTACAGCAAGCTCTTGAAAAAATGGAAGAGCGAAGTGCCAGAAATACTAAACAAGCAGTTATAAACAGAAAGAAATCACTCAGTTTAGGAAAAGATATAGTCAGAATTAAGAAACAAGAGGCCACACAAAATGCTAGAAACCTACGTTCCGAACAAAAACAAACAAGCCAAGCAGCCGAAAGATTAAAAGTACAAACAGCTAACAGATTAAATGCGAGTGTAACCCCTAGAGGCGATTTTAGTAGATTATCAGACAGACAATCTCGTAACGTAGAGGGCAGAAGAACCTTTATGAACAACCCCTTTGGTCGAATGGGTATAAGACCAACCAGAGGATTTGATGCTCAGAGTGCATTGATAAGTGGTGGTTTTCCTCTGTTATTTGGTCAAGGACCAGGGGTAGCAGCAGCAGGAGCTTTAGGTGGTGGTATTGGTGGAATGTTCGGCCAGATGGGTGGTTTTGCAGGAGGTATCGCAGCCACAGCAGCAGTCACATCAATCCAAAACGCAATTAATAGCATAGGCGAACTTGGAAAGGCCATGAACCGCCTAAATCCAAACATTTCCGCTATGTCACAGGCAATGGGTATAGCAGGAACAGTAGAAGAAAAACGACTCCAGCTAATCGAACAAAACTTAGGTAAACAAGCTGCCTTCAACGCAGCCTTAGAGATGTTAGGCGAAAAAATAGGTGCAGATCAGGCAGAAGAATTAAGGAAATTTGGTGAAACTTTCCAAAGATTAGGTAACGAAGTTACACTATTCTTCACAAAAGTACAGGCAGCAATAGCAAAACTGTTAAACCAAGCTCTAGATGCAGGAGCAGACGCTAACTTAAGAGGCAGAGCAAGAGATCTCGTAGCTCAAAATCCAAATAATCCAGCATTTAGAGATGTAAACCAGAGAATAAAAGAAATTCAAGCCAGAGAAACAACAGGAAGAACAGGAGCTAAACAAAAACAGGATGATTTAAGGGCTGCCAAAGCAGAAAGACTAGAAATAGCAGAAACTTTAATCTTAGAAAAAGATAGAGATAAGGCAAGAGCACAAACAAATAAATTAATTACTGCTGGTTTAGCAGATTTAACAAAAGAAAATGAATTAAATAAAGCTATTATTGCTGGAAATGAAGAGGAGTTTAGGATCAAACAAGCAGTTAAGGACAAAGTAGATGAAATGGGTCTGTCTATGAAGGATTTAAACGATACACAAAAGCAGCGTATTAGAGATGATGTGATAACCAACAAAAACTTGAAGGAACAAGCCCGTATTCAAAAAGAAATTGCTGATTCATTTAAAAATATGGCAAGCACTATTCAAAATGACATTAAAGATGGCATAAGAGGGCTTATAAAAGGAACATCTACCCTAGGCGATCTTGTAAATAACGTAGCTGACAGATTCCTAGACATGGCACTTAACCAAGCATTGTTCGGTAATGTTGGAGGAAAAGACGTAACAGGCGGTTTATTTAAATTCTTAGGATTTGCAAGAGGAGGTAGACCACCAGTAGGTAAGCCTTCAATTGTAGGAGAACAAGGCCCAGAATTATTCGTACCAAGATCATCTGGAACGATTGTGCCAAATAATAAACTTGGAGGTGGCGGTAGTACAAGTGTTGTTGTTAATGTAGACGCATCAGGTTCAGATGTTCAAGGTAATGAAGCTCAAGCAAAAGAACTTGGCACAGCTTTATCTGTTGCTGTTAGACAAGAGCTATTGAAACAGCAAAGACCTGGAGGACTTCTTTCTACTCTACGCTAATGGCTACTTTTCCTGATTACAACCCACAATACTCTGCTACAAAACGTAGTCAGCCTAACCAAAGAATCACACAGTTCGGTGATGGCTACCAGCAACGTACAACATTCGGACTTAATCAAGATCCAAAAAGATGGAGCCTTACTTTTAATGTCGATGACGAAGATGCAACTGAAATAGAGACATTTTTAGAAGCTAGAGCAGAAGATGGTGCATCATTTGATTGGTCACCTCCCGACACAGCAACAACATTCAAATGGATATGTAGAAGTTTCTCTAGGGAAATATTCGAGTTTGATAGAAATAGAGTAACAGCCACCTTTGAACAAGTATTTGAACCCTAATGGCAGTACCAGTTTCCGCACTACAAGAGATAAATCCTGGAGCAATAATTGAGTTATTCACTCTTCAGCTAGATGCCACACTTCATGGATCAACCACTATATACAGATTTCATAATGGCTCAAACCTAAATGCAAACGGAGAAATAGTCTGGGCTGGAAACACTTATTTAAGATTTCCAATTATATGCGAAGGATTTGAATTTACAGGAACAGGAACTCTACCCAGACCTACCATATCTGTCAGCAATATTTTTGGAACGCTTACGGCAATCATGCAGAACGTAAACCAGACCACAGTTGGTAATGATTTGAATGGTGCAAAATTAACAAGAATTAGAACCCTGGCACGATTTTTAGATGCTGCTAACTTTGCTCCGCAAACTGTTACAAGTACAACAACTCAGACTGTAGCTGATCCTTCTGATGCTGAAACTGTCACATATACTGTCACAGTGGTTCAGGACTCTGGAGGTAACAATGTTTTTGCTTTGAATGGAGTTCAAAAACCAGTTATAACGATGAAACGTGGATCAACTTATATTTTTAATCAATCTCATAGTTCTAATGTAAACCACCCTTTAAGAATAAAATCCGATGCTGGTGGACAACAGACCACTGTTAATGCAGGGACTTTAGGGACAGATGCAACTGTAACTTATTCTCCAGCTTATCCTTCTGCTCCAAATGATCTTAGATATTATTGTCAAACTCATGGAAATAACATGGGTAATACAATCACGATGAACAATCCAAATACGATCCAGCAACAAACAACTTCATCTTCCACCACGCAATCTAATCCATTTGGTACTCCCGATCCAACAGCAGAATTTCCTCAAGAAATTTATTTTCTAGATAGAAAAGCTACTGAAAATAGAGATGTCGTTCAATGGGAGGCACAATCAGCTTTGGATTTGGTAAACGTAAAATTACCAAAAAGAATTGCAACCAGAGACATCTTCCCTGGTATTGGTACGTTTGTAGGATGACTTGGAAAGATATTGCACTTAAACACGCAAAAGACTGCACACCCCATGAATCTTGCGGTCTTGTAATAATTAACAGGGGTAAAGAAAAATACTTTCCCTGCAAAAATTTAGCGGAAGATGCAAACCACCAGTTCATTATTGATCCCGATGATTGGATTAAAGCTGAAGATAAAGGTGAAGTAGTAGCTGTTTTTCATAGCCATCCCAAAACACCCCCAACACCGAGTCAAGCTGACCTTGCTAGTTGCGAATATCTAGACTTACCTTTTTATATAGTTAATCCAGAGTTAGAACAATGGTACTTTTTTAAGCCATCTGGTTATAAAAATGGACTTATAGGCAGAGAATGGGTATGGGGTATCCAAGACTGCTGCACTCTAATTTATGATTGGTTCGATCAAATTAAAGGTATAAAGTTGAAAAAATGGCAGACTCCAAAAACTCCAGAAGATTTTAGAGACAATCCTTTGTTTGAAGATAAAATACCTTTAACAGGTTTCAGAGAGCTACAAGAAGATGAAAATTTACAAGTTGGAGATGTGTTACTGATGGAAGGATCAACAGGACAATTAAATCATGTAGCTCTGTATGTAGGAGATCAGACAGTTTTTCAGCATTGTAGAAAAAGATTGAGTAGTCGGGAAATTTATGATAGGCATTTAATAAAATGTACTAAGAAGAGGTATCGCTATGCTCACTAAAATAAAAGTATATGGGCGATTGGCTCGTTTTATAGGACAACGTACTTTTGAAGCTGAAGTGAAAACCCCAATAGATTCCGTAAAGTTTTTACTAGCTAATTTTTCTGGATTAGAAAAGCACATGGCAGAACAAAATTATCAGATAAAAGTGGGTAAATATGAGATTGATGAGACAGAACTTGAGTATCCTGTAGGGCAACAAGAAATAAAAATTGTACCAATAGTAACGGGTTCGGATGATGTAGTTAAAGTAGTAGCTGGAGTCGCATTGATTGGAGTTGCCATAGCTTCTGGTGGTGCTGGTTTCGCTTTCGGAAGTAGCGGTGTGGGATTCATAGGTGCAGGAGCAGCCCCTAGTGCTTTGGCAGCAGCAGCAGGAAATTTTGGTATCTATTTAGCATTATCTGGAACGGCTGGTATGCTCACTCCTGTTCCACAACCTCCAGGGGTTTCAGAAGATCCACAATCGCAGAACTTTTCATTTAGTGGAGTGCAAAATACATCAAGAGCAGGAACAGCAATACCTGTGATTTATGGAGAAATTTTTGCTGGTTCTCTAGTAGTATCAGCAGGAATTGATACAGTACAGATAAAAGGTACAGCGTAAATGGGAATTGTTAATCGCTCCGAAGATGATGTAGTAGTAGATTCCTCGCTACCTTCTGATGCCTTATCGAGTAAACAATTTGCAACTATTGTCGATGTTCTTAGCGAAGGTGAAATAGAAGGCTTTCCATCAGCAGCAGCATTTACAAAAGGCACAGCCAACTACAATACAGCAGCATTAAAAGATGTATTTTTAGGAAAAACTCCAGTATTAAGAGCTAGTGCCGATCCAACAAATACTCAAGCTACAGATTTCAACTTTCAAGATGTAGAGTTTGAACCTAGATTTGGTACGTCAAATCAAACCTTTATTCCAGGTATCTCAAATATTGAGACAGAAACTAACGTAGGGGTAAAAGTAGAGAATGGAACACCTGTCTCAAGACAAATATCTAATTCAAATATAAATGCTATAAGAGCCACTCTAAGATTTAGTTCCCTGCAAAAATTTGAAGATAATGGTGACGTAAATGGTACATCAGTAGACTTAACAATAAAAATTATTCAGAATAATGGAACGACAACCACTCCAATATCTGACACAGTAACGGGAAGAAGTTCTTCAGCTTATAACAGAGATTATAGAATTGACCTCCCTACTGGACTTAATTTTCCAATAACAGTTCAAGTAACAAGAGTAACTGCCGATGCTGCTGATGCAACAAAACTTAGAGATGAATTTTTCTTTCAATCATTTACCGAAATTATTGACGAACAGCGACCATATCCTGATATTGCTCATGCAGCGTTAAGATTTGACTCCGAACAGTTTTCGTCTGTTCCAAGGAGAATGTATAAAGTTCGTGGAGTAAAAATAAAAATACCTCACAACGGAACTGTAGAAGCTGCAACAGGAAGAATAACTTACACAGGAACATTCAATGGAACGCTTACTACGTCTAAAGTTTGGTGTTCTGATCCAGCTTGGATACTATTTGATCTTTTAACAAACGTCAGATATGGATTAGGAGATCATATTACTGAAGCTCAATTAGATAAATATGCTTTTTATAGTGCTTCTGTTTATTGTTCCACCTTGGTAGATGACGGAGCAGGAGGACAAGAACCTAGATTTAGTTGTAATACTATTCTTCAAGCAAGGCAAGATGCTTATGAAGTTGTAAATTCTCTTACTTCTGTAATGAGATCAATAAGTTTTTGGAGTGCTGGTTCTTTAACTATTTCGCAAGATAGACCAGCCGATCCAAGTTACCTATTTAATTTATCAAACATAACTTCGGGAGGATTTACATATAACGGAACTAGCTTAAAAACAAGAGCCACAGTTGTATCCGTATCTTACTTTGATATGGAAAATCAAGAATTAGACTTTGAGACTGTAGAAGACGTAGCAGCTAAAAATAAATATGGTGTATTACATAAAAAAATTACTGGTTTTGGAGTTAGTTCTAGGGGGCAAGCTAGAAGATTAGGTAGATTCTTGCTGTTTGAAGAACAAAACTCTACTGAAACCATAAACTTCACTACTGGATTAGCTGAAGGTGTAATTGTAAGACCAGGGCAAGTAATCGAAGTAAGTGATCCAGTAAGAGCAGGATTAAGAAGAGGAGGAAGAATAAAGTCAGCAACAACAACAACTGTCACAGTAGATAACACTGAAGATACAGATTTAGATACGACAAACAATCCAACACTCAGCGTTATTTTGTCCGATGGATCGGTTGAGACAAAATCTGTTAGTGGTATATCTGGTGCTGTCATCACAGTATCCTCCGCTTTTTCTTCAGCCCCGAATACTAATAGTATTTGGATTTTGAGTAACACCACTTTACAAACTACCCAGTGGAGAGTAGCTAGTGTAACCGAATCTGAAGATAATTATTCTGTAGTTGCTACGGCTTATAACTCAGGAAAATTTGCATTTATTGAAGATGGATCTCCTTTACCTGTTAGAAATGTAACGATACTAAATGCACTAAAAGATGCTCCTACTGATTTAACTGCTACTCAACAGTTCTATGTAGAAAATCAGAAAGCAAAAGTAAAAATTATTCTTGATTATGAAGCTGTTCCAGGTGTTAGCCAATACCGAGTTCAGTATAGAAAAGACAATGGAAACTTTGTCAGCACTACTATTACTGGAACAGACTTTACAATATTTGATGCAAGTGAAGGTACATATGAGTTTAGAGTATTCAGTTTAAATGCAGCATTAGAGGCATCGGCAGAACCAGCTACCTTAACAAAAGATTTTGCAGGAAAAACTGCAATTCCAGCAGATATGACAGGGCTTACTGCTGAACCAATAAATAATAAACTAATTCGTTTGAAGTGGAATAGATCAACAGATATTGATGTTACGCATGGGGGTCTTGTTTACATTAGACATGATAGTTCTGGAACTGATGGCACTGGTACGTTTGAAAAAGCTGTTGACTTAATAGAAGCTGCTCCAGGAAACTCAACTGAAGCGGTAGTTCCTGCTATCACTGGAGAATACATTCTTAAGTTTCAAGATGATGGTGGTAGATTCAGTGCAGGAGAAGCTAGTGTTGTTGTAAATATTCCAGAAATAACTGATGATTTACTTGTTCAAACCAGAAGAGAAGATTTAGATAGTCCTAAGTTCCAGGGTGTGAAAGTTAATACAGCTTTTGATGCCACGACAAATTCGCTTAACTTAACGGGTGCAGGACAGTTTGATGCTATCGCTGATTTTGATGCTGAAGGATCATTAGACGATGTTGGAGGAATATCTCCATCAGGTACTTATGACTTTGCATCCACTTTGGATTTAGGTGCAGTATTCAGTCTTGATTTAGTAAGACATTTTAAAACAGAAGGTTTTTATCCGTCAGATTTATTTGATTCAAGAACTGCAAACTTAGATACTTGGACAGACTTTGATGGAACGGATGCTAATGATGTAGATGCTCAATTATTTGTACGCACCACACAAGATGATCCTTCTGGTTCTCCTACATATAGCGATTTTCAAAACTTTACAAGTGGTATGTTCAAAGCAAGAGGTTTTCAATTTAGAACAGTTCTTACCAGTAATGATCCAGCACAAGATATTAGAGTGTTTGAATTAGGCTATACAGCAAAATTAGAAAAAAGAATAGATCAAGGAACTGGTCAGACTATAACTTCATCAGCAGGAGTAACTACAGTACCCTTTACTTCCCCATTTTTTGTTGGAACATCTGCACTTGGGAATCTTAATCAACATTTACCAACAGTTAATGTCACTGCTCAAAATTTAGCTTCTGGCGATTTCTTTGAAATATCCAATATTACTGCAAGTAATTTTCAAATACATTTTAAAAATAACTTAAATGCTTCTATAAGTAAGCAATTCACATTTACGGCTGTTGGTTTTGGAAAAGGATAGTATAATAAGATCAATGTTACTTTTCTAAATGGCTAGAGTCGATAACACAGGTGGGGCAGGGTATGTCATAGACAATGGAACGGGTGCTGCTGTCCGAACAAAATTAAATCAAATTACTGCTGCTATCAACTCTATTAATAGCGGTTCTGGCGATCCATCAATAAATTCAGCTTTTCAACCACATATTGATACAGGAAGTTCATTATTTAAGATAAGAAATGCAGCGAATAACGCATATGTAACGATAGGAAATATTA